AAATTCAAAAATCAAGAGGTAAATCAATGAGTGAATCTAACATGAATGCAAAGACCGAAGCAGCCGAAAACAAGAGCGTGCCTGCTGATGAATCCCAGCGCCCGGTCATGCCGGAAGAAGACAAGCGCCGTCTCCGTGCTATGCGTGGCCCCAAGTGCATCCCGGATGTTCTTCGCCAGGTCCTCGGCGAAGCTACCAAGGACCACGTAGACACCCCGAGCGAAAAGCTCGTGAAGGTTGCCAAGGAACGCGACATTCTGTTTGACATGATCAATCACTGGAAGGAAAACCTTGACGAAGCTGTTGGCCGCGAATGCGCCACCGGCAAGAACGAAGATGCGGATTTCATTCGCGAATACATCGCAGCCCTTACCGCTGCGAAGGATGTGCTCACTCGCCGCATCACGGCTCTCCTTGCCCAGTCCTAATGAGTTTGTCCCCGCGAGGGGTAGCCGCTGATCCCGGCGCCCGATTCGCCCTGCAAGAGCTAGCGTTGCCAAAAACCGGACATAAAGGTGGAAGTCCGGGCGGGGACATTTCATTTTGGGTTTCGGGGACGTGATCTAATTGGTAGCGACCCCGTCAAGGGACGAAAGATAGTTGGTTAGTCGCCAACGGTAGCCGCAAGGCTGCGAGCGGCGGGGAGTGTAGGTTCGAAGCCTGCCGATCCCGGAATCCAATCATTTAAAGGCGCCTCACAAGGGCGCCTTTATTTCCGTATATTTTTCATATCTTAACCGGAAAGGATAAAAATGTCCAAACTCAAAATTATCAACATCTTCAGGTCCATTGATGGCGAAGCCTACCACGCAGGCCGCCCTACCATTTTCCTCCGCACCTATGGCTGCAATTTGCGTTGCGCCTATCCGTGCGATACGCCGGAAAGCTGGAACCCTTCAGCCTACTCCCGCCTCTACAATCGCCCGCTCCTTGAATTGGAACCGGAAGAGGCATTCTTTGAAATCTCCAAGCTCTCGGGGAACTTTATCCGCCACGTGACCATTACCGGCGGCGAACCGCTCCTCCCTGAAAATGTCCCTTGGATGAAGATCCTTTCGAATATGCTTCTCGGGGCAGGCTACGCGATTGACTTTGAAACCAACGGCGCCGTGCCTCTTGCCGAGATGGCCGCTTGGCGTGCCTCCTTGGCGGATGGCGCCAGCATTGTTCATTTCATTATGGACTGGAAGTGCTCCAGCTCGAAAATGCTGGACAAGATGATTCCGGCCAACCTCGATGTCCTCCGCTCTTGGGACGTTGTGAAGTGCGTCGTGGCGGACGACGATTTCGAGGACGTGGCCGATGTGCGTGCCCGCCTGAATCCTTACATTCCCATCTACATCAGTCCGAGTTTCGGCAAGGTCACGATGAGCCATATCCCGGACTTTGTCATTCGCCACGCGAAGGACAACTATTGTTGCCAACTCCAACAACATAAGTATTTTTGGGATCCGGTGACAAAAGACGTGTAAAAAGAGTATATTGGTAGTATGTTAAAGACTGCCAAACAAATTGCATTGAGTATTGGGCACACCGAACGGTGTGTCCTTCTTGCTATTCGTAAAATTGGAATAGCGCCCTCCGAAATAAAACCGCATGCCGGGAAATTTGCACACTATTACGATGAGGCGGCTCAAAAGAGTATAATTTCACAGGTGGCTTTGTCTCGTGCCGAGAAAATCCGCCAAAACGAGAAGGTGACCCGGAAACCAATTACTAGGAGCGCACCTCCTCGGGAGAAGTGGTCCTATTGGTATATCGCGCATGTTTTGGGTATTAGTAAGCGTGGCGCACGGTCATTGCTAGAGCTTAATGGATTTCCCGTCCTTGAAGATTTTATTCACTCTGACCTTTCATTGGAAAATGTCCGGGAATGGTATGCGGCATTACCGGGTGCTACCCCTTACTTAAAAGGGCGTTCGCTTGCGGCTTTTCGCCGGGAGAGAGGTATGACTAAAAAAGTCACAAGAGAAAAGATGGCGGCAGCCCAAGCACGTATTATTTCCAAATACGATTTGTCCGAATGGGCTACGCGCCAACAAGCTTCCTCGTATTTGGGGTATAATGATACATCAACTTATGCTTTATACAAAGAGGCTGGCGGTCGATTTAAGAAGGACCACGCGGTTGTTTTATATTTGTGGGAAGATTTGCGGGCAGTAAAAGCGGCCCTTCTTTCTAAAAAAGGGAATAGCAGTAATTTGGCCGAGATTTTGAAAATGCGCCTTATTGAGGAGGGTTATGATTTCACATTGGAGAAGACCTTTCAGGATTTGGCGTGTGTCCAGCCTTTGCGGTTTGATTTTTGCATACCATCCTTGCATATTTTGATTGAAGTCCAAGGGCGCCAGCATTTTACGGAGGGATTTAAAGGAATGGCGTCCGAGATTTCTTTGGAAGAAATTCAACGGAGGGACACCTTAAAGAATACGTATGCAAAAAAAAATGGATGGGACCTTATATGGGTGTCCTCATTGGGGGATGTAGGGGATGCCATATCCTATATGAAAGGCCAGCCCTTTTCTGACGGGGAATGGCATTCAGATTTGTTGGACGATTATGGGTGGAGGGCGCTGTCCCATTATGATGGAAATGCCCCTCGGTTTTGTTGGCTTCATCGGGGGCATTTTCCATATGAGCACGCCGGAATGAAATTGAAGCGTCTTCATAAAAGTTATTGGGATTCTTCCGTTGGAAAAGGGAAATCTCCGCGAGCTACTTGGGAAACCGGAAAGAGTATGTTTGTTCGTTTGGTAGAAAACCGCCAACAATATAATCCGGCATTGCGCAAATCTTTTGCATATCATGGGATACCTACTTTGAGTATGCTAGTTGCTGGATTCGGCATATCAAAAATTAGTCCTCCCGCGTCGTTTTTTATGCCTCACTTTGGGGAATCCCTATTGAGGTCCTATGGCATCGGGGACATGATCGTCGATCCTTTTTCAGGGTTTTCAGGGCGTCTCATGGCAGCTTCCCTCACCGGGCGCTCTTATGTAGGCTACGATATTAGCCCTGCCCGTGTCGCGGAGGCGCAAGGTGTCATTCACGAATTTGGCATTCCAAACGCCACGGTTTCTGTCGAGGACATGCGCAAAGCGCCAATGCGGGTATTTACAAATGCGACCCTATTGACATGTCCCCCATACGGAAATAAGGAGTCTTGGGATGGCATGTCTAATTTTGAGAATGAGGATTATTGGATGACATTGGCTCTTCAAAAATATGAATGCGCCAGATATATTTTCGTAGTGGGCCAAACGCAGTTATTCTCTTCGTATGAGGTTCCGCCTCCAACTAGGGTGCGTAGTAATTTTTATACCTGTGGATCCCGCCACATTATTGTTATAGACAAATCGGACAGAGATAAGTTGGTGGAATTTAATTCAAGTTCCCGTATAATATAAGCAATAAAAAGGACGTTTAAGATGCTAACACCGAAATACTTTTCCCTCAAGGAAATGACAACCACCTCCCAAAACCTCCCCAACCATCCGGAGACGTGGGAGGAATTTTCAGCCTTGCGCGATACGGCACTCTTGTTGGACGCGCTCCGCGAGAAGTTCGGCAAAGGCATCCGCGTTACTTCCGGCTATCGTTCCGCCGCAGTAAACGCGGCCGTAGGCGGGAGCAAGACCAGCGCCCATCGTAAAGGTATGGCCGCAGACATCAAGCCTTCCAAGAACACGAAAAAGAGTATGCTGGAACTCGCCACCCTTTGCCGCAAGTGGGTCTCCACCCTTTCGAGCCCGGTTGATCAGGTGATTATCTACACCCCGACCGGGAAGGATACCGAGGACATCAAGTGGATCCACATTGGTTTCTCCGATAAGCCGCGTCACCAGCTTCTCTTCAAAAAAAGCGTATAAAACCGCATAACCTTCAATAAAAAGGAAAATTCAAATGCACATTGAAACTCTCGGCAGCCTGACCGGCTATCAGGCATTCACGAAGAAAGAGGACCTCCTCGTCTACGAAAAGCTTACCTTCACCATCAAGGAAGAAGGTCAGCCGACCCTTTGGAATCATTTTGGCAAGGTGCCCAAGACCGACGATGCTTGGTCCGCAAAGCTCCCGCAAGACAGCGAATGCACCATCACGTTTGATGGACTCCCCGTGAAGGGCATCCTCTCCGAAGTGTCCGCCTCCTGCAAGGTTTGCGATGGCGGCGCCACCACGACCTATCGTTTTGCCTTGACGCGCCAGCTGGACAAGGAAACCGTCAACGCGCTCATCCATCCGTATTTCAATGCCCGAGAGGAACAGGACGTTGAAAAGCCGAAGACGCAGTGGTCCAAGGGCGGAGTGACCACCAAGATTGTCCCGATCACCTACGCATTTGCTTTGGACATTTAATGGATACCGCTAGGCTGCTCGATGAGTTAAGGATTCCCTATACAACCGAGGGAAAGAATGCGACCAGGAACGGCTTGTCCGTTCGCTGCCCTTTCTGTGACGACCCGAGCAACCACGGCAGCTTCCATAAATACTCATTACATTACCGTTGCTGGCGCTGTAAAGGCGGAAAAGGCATTGATGCGCTGAAAGCCTTATCCGGCGCAAATGACGCCGTTATAGCGCAGGCTATGCGCAATTGCGGCGGCCCTGCCATCATCAGGGAGGAGGCACCTAAATATGCCGACACCTTGACATTGCCGGGGCGCGCCCTTTTGCCATATCATCGCAATTACCTCCTGAAACGCGGGCTGGATCCGGACTATATCGTTCAGCGATATGGCATCCTCGGGACCAGCCCGTTTGATAAGTTTGAGGGACTGAATTATGGAAATCGCATAATCATTCCCATTTATGACTTGGATGGAAATTTGGTATCCTTCCAAGGCCGCGACGTAACCGGGGTCGATGGCATCGAGCGCTATAAGGTGTGCCCCATCAAAAAGGCGCTGATGCATTACAAAGACACGGTTTACGCGGGGCACCTTGCTACCGGGGACAAGGTCGTTGTCCTTGAAGGCGTTGTGGACGTGTGGAAATTTGGTCCCGGCGCGGTGGCAACTTTTGGCACCGGTTGCAAAAAATCGCAAATCTTGGCACTTACCAACTGGCGCGAGGTGATATTCTTCTTCGATCCGGAAAAGGATGCACAGAACAAGGCACGCGAATACGCCGAGGAATTGGCATTGATGGGAGTGCGCGTGTCCGTCGCCTACGAGGATTTCGGAACAAAGCCGAACGGAAAGAAGCGTGATGTCGGCGATCTCGAGCCCCACGAAATTGCCCGCATAAGGAGTGAACTCGGCGTATGACAGCGGAAGATATGACAAAGAAATTAAACATGATGCCCCACGGGACAACCATGTATATCTACTACAACCACGAGTTCCTCCCAATTGATTGTATCCGCTACAATAAGGAAGACGAGGAGGCCGTTATCCTCCCAATAAAGGACTTTCCGCCCGACCCCAAAAAATAGTATATTGATTGTATGACCGTTGAAAAGCCTAGCATAAGACACGCGTTCTCAATCGACTGGCACACCCAACGCTGGGGCCGCGGAAAAATGGCTCCGGCGCCTGAGTACGTGGTTGTCCATTTCACCGGGTCCGGCGGAAAAGGCGGATCCGCCCTTGGCGTGTACAAGGATTGGCTGGCACGCGAAAAGAAAACGCGCTGCAATGCCCATTACATCATCGACGCGACCGGAATCTATGAAGGAGTCGATCCGAAGAAATACGGCTGCCTTGCCGCCACCGGTTCCAAGCCGAGCGAGGAGCACATTAGTTTCTTCCCCGATAGCCCGCTCTCCTGCAGTCACGCAGGCGTCGCAGGCAACTATAACACCATCAACATTGAAACCTGTTCCGCAAAGCGTACCCCGGTAAGCCGCCGGAGAAACGCCTATATGGACAACGATTTTTATTTCCCCGATGCCACCTATAAAAACCTTGTGGCGCTTGTCGCGTGGCTGCTGGACGAATTTAGCATTCCCTTGACCAACCTGATTATGCATCACCAAATCACGGGGAAGCTTTGCCCCGCAATGTGGTGCAATAGCAAGGATGCTATCAACCAATGGAATTTGTTTAAGAGCGATGTGGCTCAGGTCTTGAATAAGGCGCCCACGGCGGATGACTTGCCCGCGCCAACCGGCGCCAGCTCCGAAAGCGGCGGGACCGAAGGAACCATCAGTGTGAAAAAGGGGACCCCGTATTATATGGATGCCGAAGGCACCGTGATGCTTGGCTACATATCATCGGACAAGTCCTTGAAGTATACCGCAGTAAAGGGCGATATGTATTATACCAATGAAGGATATGTGAAAGGAGGCGAATAATGGAAGCCAATGAAAGTATGCAAATCAATGAAGGCGTAACGTCGCGCATGACCCTTGGCGGCCTGCTTAACAACTACACCAAGCTCTACGGCTCCAATGTCGGCGGCACGATTGTCAAGTCCGAGGCAACCGAGGACAAGGACAAGACCGCGAAAACCTTCACCGCCACGGTCCGCTCCCAAACGGGCGGCGTCCATCCGGTAACAATCAAGCTCGGCAAGGATCGAAACGGCGCCTATACCCTTTCCAGCCCTTGCAAGGTGGATTGCAACTGCGCGACCTACATTTTCCGCAACAACGAGCCGCTTTTCAAGATGGGCGCCTCCTTGTATACCCGCTTCACCAAGAAGCCTTCCAAGACCGGGCGCAAGGCAAACCCCGAAAACATTGTGACCTGCTGCAAGCACATTTACAACTACATTTCGTTCCTCATGCGCCGTGGAGATATGCATAGATGAGTTTCTTAGGCGGCCTTTTCAGTTCGAATACCCCGGATGAGCGCTTCGTCGATGACCAGGCGGCTCAGGAGGATTACCGCGATAACAAATATGTCGGGCACGTTATTGATCAGGCGTGCACGGTTTATGATACTATGTTCAGCGCCCTGGAGTATGCCATCAAGGGGCGTGCCAATGTCATTGAGCAGCTCGACAAGGTTATCGCCAAGCTGAAAAAGCAGTGTGACAAGATCGTTGAAAAATACAAGGAAATTCTGTCCAAGCTGACGGATGTGAATGCAGGCGTGGATCTTAGCCTTTCGTTTGATATTGCGAAGGACGCCCTTGCGATATTGAATGCAAACCCCGTCTTGCGCCGTTATGTAGGCGAGGCAAACTACTGGATGCTTTGGGACATGCTGGCGGTTTTGGCAGGCCAGGGCGTGACGGCAGGCGCCGACATCTCCTCCAACATCAAGAACGCAATCAAGGGGACAATCTATGCATTGCTTTCTATGACGAATGGAATGATGCATTTCGAGGCCTACATAGCGCAGGTCACGCAGTTTTGGGGCTGGCTCTATATGAAGGAGATTTGGCTCCCGCTGACCGATAGCATTTGCCCACAGGTGACCTGCCAATACTACTACAAGAAACCGCTGCCGGACAACCCGATCCCCGGACCCGCCAACTATGCGCCGATGCCGGTCCCCATCTTCGATCAGGTGAAATACTCTTGGCCGTATATCCTGAGCCACTTCAGTTACGACGATCCAACCACTTGGGATGTGCTCACCCCGGCATCGCGTAACGCTATGAAGAAGGCGTATGCCTATTGGAAGAGCAATTATACCAACGCGATAAGCGCAAATGACCTGCTTTCCGGCGCCTCCAGCAAATTGACCGGAGGAGCCTTCACGCTTGGCTTTGGTACGCGTAATACCAATTATCCCGGAGGCGCCCCGCTTAAAATCGGCAGGACCTTCAACCAGCTCGACACGGATGAGAACGTGAGCTTCCCCGTCAAATTGGTTGAAGATGCCTATGCGGAAAAGTTTGCCGAGGTGGACAAGACTTTCCTTGCACTCGTTGCCGCAATGAATTCCCCGGAGACAACCGCCTTGCGAGATGCCCGCTTGTCCGAGGCAGGCTACGAGGATTTCGCCGGGGATTGGGATTGGGCGCTTGGACGCGCCTGGATGAATATGGAAGAGGAGCGTAGCGCCGCCATCGAGATTTGCAGCAGCGTGGCAGGCTCGTTGCCTGAATTTGCCAATTATCGTAATGCGCTCGTGGCACTGAGCCGCTTCTATTTTGAAAAGAAGGCTGTCCCGTATGTCACCGGGACGATCGAGGACTATTCCCCGCTGTCCCAGTATCTTCTCACCACCTACAAGGAACTGGCGGAGGATGCATCGCTGGCATCGTTGAAGGACTTTATCGAGGCAAGCGAAAAGAATCAGTCGGTATTCAACCCTTACCAGCTGTATTCCGACAACCCCGATAATTTCAATCTTTACTGCTACATCGGACAATATCTTACCTATGTGACCGATGGCAACCCGTTCTACACGGGCGCCGCCGGGAACATGTCCTTTACGGTTGATGCGGATGGCGAATTGGGCCGCAAGTGCGATGGCGGGCGTGAGCCTTTGTTTGCCGCATTGGGCATTTATGGCGACTTGAAAGGTTTGTATCCGTGGGATTATGAAATTGTCCCGCTGGATGCCTTCCGTGCCTCGTATACGAAAATCAAGGGGTCCTACCACATCTATTACAAGAATGATGACCCTTCGCGCGTCATCTTTGCGGACCATACCATTCAGGCAGGCGCCTTGAAATACATTGCAACCTGCAAGCACGCAACCACGGACACCATCTCCCGCGGATCCGAGACGTTTACCGCCTATATCTTCCCGAGCGAAACCTGCTCCGTGTATGAGGTGCCGAACCCCGGGGTAATGTTTGGCGCAGAATGGCCCAGCCTTGCATCGTTACAGCGCGTGGACGCGGTGAATCCGTCCACCGGACAGCAATACATGTATGACCTGACGCGCAATCAAATTCCCCGCTATCCGAAATTCGTGGATGCGGACAAGTGGTCCGTGATGGATTTGATTCACGAGCTGTGGCTGCTTGCGGATGCGCTGGCGCCTATTTGCGGCGATGGCGGCGAGCGCAAGCAAAAGCTGAACGACCTGCTGAACAAATTCGGACTCCACGTCAAGAACGGCTCCGGCAATGGACCGCTGTTTATCGGACAATTGCCTACCTCGGCAGGTCAGGGCGATATGGCGGGTCAAGGCACGCACGTGGAATTGGAGTTCGATGCTATGAATGCATTCGCCGGAAAAATCAAGGAAGCGCTGGACACGGTTTATAAGGTCCGCGATGAGGTTATGGCGGCGACGCAGGCGTGGTAAGAGTGTTCTTTTCTCCGATTATAATGTATTTTTGAATGGTAGAAACATTATATTCGGAGCGCGTAAATGGCTGAGAAAGAGACAATACATGTTCCCGCAAGACAGCTGCAACTTGCAAGGCCCAACCGTACCGGCCTGATCAACGACTTGTTCCCAAATGAAGCTGGCTGGAGTGAAGAGGACAAGACCCTTTTCTATAAGACGGCCGGCGGGGATGTTCTTCCGATTGGGGATTCTCCCGTAGTCGTGATTTCGGGAGGTACCAAGCGCTCGAAAATTATGGCGCTTGTGGCAGCGGGGAAGATCCCCGTTGTTAAAATGGTTCAAGGCCAGGGCGACAAGTATATGTATCCGGCGTGGACTGGAAGTGACAAACTTCGCTTCTCGTCCACTATGTTTACCAACGATAGCAGTGTCACCGGTTTTTGGTGGGCCGATGTTCCGCGTTCCGATGATGCTAATTGGACCTACGGCTATACTTCCCTGACCGAAACGGAAGTGCTGAAACTTGCCTACCCCGACCCCATTACTTCCGGCATCTCGGATGAAGATTATGCGAAGATCACTGGCGGATCGTATAAGGCGATCCTGATGGTGGTCGGCAGCGGCACATCTCAAACTGTTGCCAATTTGATGGTAATGGGCGCCGAGCCCAAATTCTCGTATTTCACCTACACTGTTGAAGAGGAGCAGGTCACCGGGAAGATGGTGGTCCTCTCCGTCAGCGCTACCTCTGTGGATGGCAACCACGCCGTTACTCTCACGAATGTTCCGTTTGGCGGCGGTGCCGGTGCTGTTCCTTCTTTTTGGAAAGGGGCAGGCGATGGCGCCGGTGTAACCATTCAGGATACTACCAGCCACGCAATCCCGATTGCGTCCCGTGGCGATCATACCGGGGACGATATTACGGTTACAGATGGCAACTTTGTTCTCTCGCGTGGCGTTTATTTTTGGAATTTCAACATAAAGCTCCAGCGCACCGGGACCAGCAATGCAATCCAAGCGGTTGAAGCCGCCTTCAGCGACAATAGCGCCTTGATTGAATTGGATCGTACCCGCGCAGGTGACCCGCTTACCTATTCGTTCAGCGGCCTCCTTCGCATTGTCGAGGATAATACGGCGGTTGGCCTTACGATTACCGCCGGATCCAGCGACACGCTTACCGCATCCATCCTTCGCTGTGCTATTTTCCGCATCAATGGAGTTACGGAAGGCGAGGGTGGTGGCGGAGGCGGCGAGGACAATGTTATTGAAGGTGTCCAAATGCCGGACTCCCAAAGCGTTCTCACCCCGGATGCCAACAAGATTGTTCATATTCCGTATGCGCAGCCTAGCAGCGGATCGGGCGATGGCGTGGCAGGCGTTATCACTGGCGCCGAGAAGGCAAAACTCAATAGTTTGAGCGGCTGGCTTGCCGGTATTGTTCTTGGATCCGATGTTTAT